CAGTTACGTCAAATGGCAAATAATGCATATGTAAACGTACCTAATACAGTACGAGCTGTAGGTGAAGCTGCATCTAGCGATCCATTTGTCAAAATGTTTCAGCCTATTACTCCTAAACCAAAACAAAACTATACAGTTTCCCAAGCACCGGCTAATTATAAAGAATGGTCTTTAGGTGATCAAAGAATACAAGATGCATCCAGCATATTATTAGATCCGATTAATGCACTTCCGTTTGCCGGTACAGCAGCAAAAGGTGTCGTAAAAGGTGCTAAATATTTAGGTAAAGAGGCATTAAGGCAAATTGATGAAGGCGCAGGTCTTTTGGGCAAAGTGACTATTGATCCTAGAATGTATGCTTACTTGCCAGATACACCATTAAAACCAAATCCATTAGTTGGAACTAGATTCGTAAGTAAAGAACAAGGCAATTTAGTACCAGAAATTCAAATACCAATTGAAAAAATTAAAGGCGCAAGCATTGTTGGAACTCCATATGACAATACTCCTGCTGATACATTAATTGAAGCAGTATCTGATGACATCATATTACAAAATCCTGTTTATACTATGGGTGGTGATAATTTTTCTAGAATAATTAGCAATTATAATAATAATATTGGTGGTGCATCTAATTACGGCATGGCAAGTAAAATGAACAATAGATTTGATGTTGCTAGAAAAGAAAATCTTGCTAATAAAGGGACAGGAGAAGTTTACTCTACTCCATTTAATATGAGTGATGATGTGCCATCAGAAGCATTTTCTTCATATCCAACAGATATCATTACTCAAATATTTAATCAAACTGGCGATAAAAAATCTATTTCTGCTTTTAATGATTGGTTTAGAAATTCTGGTGTTCAAATACAAAAAAATGGAAAAACTGTATTAGTTAAACCATTTACTACTTTTAAAGGCATAGAAACTCCAGAAGGATTGGCACAGTTATATACTGGGGAAGGTTTTGGTGCAGGTGGTACTGCTGGTAATGCAAGAAAAAATCTTTTTAAAGGTGCAAGTCAAACTAAATTTGAAAAAATGTTTGGCTATAATATGAAAGATATACGTGGTGCAGTTAATGTTCCAGAATTTGCTAATCTACCAAAAGGGTATTCAAGAGGTAATTTAATACAAATCCCAGAAAAAACTATATTAACTCCATCACCACAAGGATCTAAAATAAAAGCATATGATACAGATACTGCTGGAAAGTATGCTGGAACAATAAAGCCAACTCCAGTACCTATTTTAATGCCAAAAACATATAATAAAATTTATGCTGAAATGAAAAGCAAATATCCTAATTATAGTGAAAAATCACTTTTAAATATGACTGTTGGTGCAATGGAAAAAAGAGGCAATAATATTTCAGAAATTGTAGATGATGAAGTTATAGACAGTTATTACAAATATCAACAAGGTTTACTTGGAAAGTAAATTATCAATTGATTTTAAAAGGTAAAAACTAACCATAGAATAAAGGTTGTTTTTTATATGTAACTTAGCCTCTTCAGGATTATTTTTATAATCAATATTACTTGATTTTAACATTGCTTCTAAGGCTTTTTCTAAATGAAACTCAAACGTATTGTTGTCCATAATATTGTCCTTTATTAATCTGTAATCATTCCAATGTCGCAGGTATGTCGCTCTATTTCACCGTACTCTTTGTGCAGTATGATTGAACACATATCACGACCGGCACGGTAGCCTTGTCCTTGATGCCAAGCATCTCTGGCTGCTAGTGTCCTAAAGTATTCAACCACACCACCGTGGTATTCTTTAACGTCTTTATGGTGTACGTGACCAACATACCAATATCTAAACTTAGACCTTCCCCAGTCTTCTGACTTGTCTGCTGCCATAATAGACAGCATATCTTTACCTTTAACGGTATCGCCATGAGTAGATCCTATTAGCACCTTGCCAAACGTGTAGTACCAACATACTGCCGGTGATAGATCAACTTCCATGCGTGGCTCGTTATGAAAGTAACAGCTAATCATCAATGCTAGTGCGTAAGATGAATGTCCATCGTGGTTACCTTTATTGATCCGGAATACTACCTTTTGATGCTTCTCTAGTAATCGTTTTAGGCAGTAGATAATCGCACGTAGACCAACCTGCTGTACCTTTGCCCAGCGACCATCTACATCTAGCTGGTGACCAGAGTTCGTTATATTCTTTTGGTTGTCTGCATGGAACATATCGCCAAGGTTTAGTAGCAATGCCGTATGAGTATTTGGTGAGCTTGCTATCAGCCTGTCTATTGCGCTACAGGTTAGCTTCTCTGCAATGTCTAAATCAAAGTCATCGCCAGCATCTTTTGCCCATGCGTATAATCCAAAGTGCGGATCGCCCATAGGAATGACAGTCAATACATTCTCTGACGTTATTGCCGGTGGTGGAGTTATTGGTGCTAGACCCTTGATGTCTTCTGCAAGGTCTGCAACAAAGTTACGCACTATCTCTTCTAGCTTGCTGTCATCTACTTTAGTTTTAACCCATTGCCCACTAGCCTTACCTTCAGCATTGTAGTAGGTAGACACACCACGAACTATAAACGGCTCTGGTGCTGCTCTAGTCATGTCGTGGTTAGGTGAGTAACCGGCTAGTGCTGCTTTAGCCTTTAAGCCACGAACAGACACATCAACTACCGTAGCAGTTACACCAAAGAATTTGGCTGCTGCACGATTAGAACCTAGCTCACAAGACTTTGAGTAGTATTCCCATTGTCGGTTAGTAGCATATTGGGCTAATTTATCATCTATTGGAGTTACCATATTTATTCCTATGTTTTTGTTTATTATATACATATTTAGAATAGTATGTAGATATAATTAACCCTACCACAATACCTAGTATAAAAGCCTCTTTGTAACACAAGATGTAGTCTAAGGTGTACATAATTATCCTATATCTAAACTTTTAGTTTAGTTTTAACGACTTTATTAAACCGCTTTGCAAGATAGTAGCGACTAAATTGAATTCTTATCCTTTAATGCTTGTTCAATAGCAACAATAAATTTTGCAAGCAATGGTATTTCAACATGATGCAAGCCATCAAAAACTGCAAGCCTACCTATTTCATCATCCGTTAATGCTTGCCATTTACGGTTAACTATTTTTGACCATTGCTCATCTTGCTCTATACGCATCTTTAATGCTTCGTCTTTAGTCATACGCTTTGCCCTATGTAAGTAGCTTTGCTGTCTTTAAATTGCACCTCTACAGCACAGTCTTGACCTTTGGTTGCATGGAAAAGTTTATAAACTCCAAATCCCATAGCAGTCACCGCAATAAGTAGCAATGTTGCTACAATTACTACTGCCCTATCTGATTTATTACTTCCACAGTTGCACGACCTTCCTTGATTACAGTCACCTCGGCACGGCATATCAGTTTCTCCTTGTTTGTCTGCCCATTTAGCTATTTGCTTGCCACGTTTAAAAAATGCTTTAGTCATGTTTTTAACGCTTCACGTTAAACGTCACTCATTTATTGTTAGTTTCATAATGATTGCTACTAGGGAAGCCATCACCGTTTGATCCTATATTGTCTATACGGTCTTCATCCCAGTTAAGCTGGCAACCAGTCCAAGCGCATTCTTTCGTAGCACTTAAAGTCTTGCCACACACGTTACAGATTGGGTCTTTCTTCTTACGAAAGATACGGTCAAAGCCTTCATCAAACTTTTCTTTTTGCTCTTTGCTGCCAATCTTACTTACTAGGCTATCTCCAGTTACAGGATTGCTAGACATAGGTAAACTCCTTTTTAAATAGCATTTAATGCTTCACCATGTTGAGCGTGCCATTGGTGATGATGTTCTGAACACAACCACCTAACATTTAATGGCTTATCATAATCATCATGATGACCATCAGTTTCTTCATTGCCACACACCTCACACGGTTCTCTAAATAACTTTTTATTTCTAATTGCATTATTTATCATGCAATGTGCTTTATATTTCTTTGGGTATTTTTCCCTATACTCTTTCAAGTATTCTTTGTTTTGCCTACTACCTCTAGCTCTGTCATAAGCAAGTATTTTTTCTCTGCTTGGGCTTTCGTGTCTATGAACATGGACATCTTTTTTAGTGCAAGTTTTGCATTTATTAAGATGCCCATCTTTCATTTGCCCATGTTTGTAATACTCTATTAATGGCTTACTTTCACCACATTTAAAACAAGTTTTCATATTTCCCCCATATATTTATCAGTCCGTGGGGGTATGCTACACTAAAACGGACTTAATTAAAAGGTATGTCTGATTCTACTTCTTCCATTGGGTCAGCCTTTGCTGCTGGTTTAGCTGCACCGCCTTCAGATTTTCCACCTAGCAAAGTTACGTCACCAACACGGCACTCTAGGCTTGATTTTTCTGTGCCATCCTTTGCTTTGTATGGGCGCATACTGATCTCGCCTGTAATGCCTATTTGTGTGCCTTTTAGAAGCATTGGCGCAAGTATTTCTGCACGTTTTCCCCATAAGTTGCAGTTTAACCATGTGGTCGTGGCTTTATCACCATAACCGGCAGTCAATGACAGAGAAAAGTTGCAGATTGCATCTTGATTTTGTGTGTAACTTAATTTTGCATCTTGTCCTAAGCGACCTGTTGCTGCTAATAAATTCATTTTAGTTCCTTTAATTTAGTTGTTAAGTCTGATACTTCTGTTAAAAATAATTCTACTGCCTTTTCTGTTTCAACGATGTATTCGTCATCACGATCCACACGTACTACAAACAATGCTAGGTTATCGCCTAGTGCTGGGCAATAGCTAACAAAGTCACACCACTTAGCACCGGTACAAGCCATCTGCCATTGCATCTGCGGTATGTATTTTGTAGGTGCTTTGCCGGATAACAAAGTATCTGCATGGTTGGCTGCCGTAGGGCATTTAATCTCTACTAGACCATCGCCTACTATACCATCTGGACTAGCACCGGACATTGCAATGCTTGGGTGATCAATAAAGCCTACCTCGGTTACCGTTACACCTTGCTTAAACTCGTATGCTGCTCTTGCTAGTGGCTCTAGCTCAATTCCTCGCTCCATGTGTGAGTTAGTAAAGCCTTCCTCACGTTGACCAGTTAAACGCTGACATACAAGTTCCATACGGTAGTTCTTCCGGCTAGCAGACTCGCCTGTCTTGATGGTGGCTAACACATCTGCAACACGACTGGCTGTTACCTTGCCAATGCGTGACTCAAACCATTCTTCTGTACCTTGCATTATCTAATCCTCGGCATTGGTTTTGAAAGTAGCCACTTGTGACCTAAATCTTTTAGAGCCTTTGCTATCTTAGCATCACGGTCTGCCATCTCTTTTTGGCTAGGTGGCTTTAATCCGTATAGTGATTTAATAATCATGCTGTCATCCCTTCAAATAGTGCTTTCATTTCGCTAGCTGCTGCTCTAATTATTGGCAGGTAGCTTGGATTAGATTTAGTTTTCAATGAAGCAGTATTAAATAATGAAGTTAATTCAGTCATTGTTTTAGCTGCACGAATTTTATCAACATAAAACTCTACAGGCTCAAGTTTAACTGGTTCATTTTGTTGATGTATTGCATTGACTACTTCATTTGCAGATGCAAACTCAGTACCGCCAATACCAAACGATGCCAATGCACGACCAATTGCAGACGTTTCACAATTCTCAACATATGACGTTTTATTGATCTGGCTATTAGCTCTAAACTCTTGAGCATGACCGTTAGCAATTAAACGAGATTCTTCATTTAATATGCCAGCTTCAACAATACATTCGTCAGCATCAATTTTAATGATTGTTGTTTTAATAGTGTACTCCGGATATTTCTCACGGAAACGATTGACACGGCTTGCTACTGTTTCATATTCTTTACCGTGTATGCTTACAAATCCTTGTTTTGACATTTTATTCACCCTTAGTTAAAACTTCTAAATATTGTTCATATTCTTTCTTAGCACAATCTTGCAAATACTCTAGGTACTCTTCTAGATCTATAAAATCTGTATCTTGGCGATTGTCTTCCATGTTAAGCCACCAGCAGCAAGTATAGAAAAATTGAGAGTAAGACTACACCAACAAAGCAAATGCCTTCTATCCACGGTGTTAGGTCTGTCTTAGGTTTGTAATTTTTGTAATCAGTCATCTTTATTCTCCTGTTCACGTTTAGCTAATTTAACTTCTAATTCTTCAAACTCTTTACGCATTGCTTGTATTTCTTTTATTATCTGCTCAAGTTTTGGGTCTTTTAGATCGTTAGTGTGCATTACGAGCCTCCCTTGTTTCACGGTCACATTTAGCTTTAAATAAGCAAACAGATGCTTCTATCTCAGCAACTCGTGTGTATACCTTCTCAACCATTTGATATTGGTTAAGTAAGGCGCAAGCTAGTTTGTAGGAATTGTAGGTAGAGTTGACAACTTTACCGTTTTCTAAGATATCCCATTTTTGTTTTGGGAATTTTGTAGATTTGATTGTATACATTTTTATCTCCACCGTTTCTATTAATAGGGGCTTGCGCCCCGTTAATTAAAGTTTTTTAAAAAAATCATTTTCGCAAGTTTTGAATTTTTCACTAAAATTGTTTAATTCAATTTGTGCTTCTGATTCTGTTAAAAACCCAGTTAAGTCAATATGCACATTTTTGTAGATAGGTGTTTTTTTCAAAACAGTTTTTTTATCTGTTGGTATTTTCATTTCTAAACACACAGTAAAGTATTCAAAAAATGGTTCACCTGCATCAAGATTTTGCGCTTTATATACTGAATAATAAATTGGTAATGTCATTTTAATCTCCACAGTTTCTATTAAGTTAATCGCATAATTTGCTGCGATGTGTAATAATGGCATACATAAAACATAAATACAAGCATTATTTATACATTTATTGAAAATAATTATGAAAATATCAGAACATCAAGAACAGGTCATGCTAATCACATGGTTCAGAATGCAATACAAGCAATACAAGTATCACCTATGGGCAATTCCTAACGGTGGGTCTAGGCACATAGTCACGGCAGTCAATTTAAAGGCAGAGGGAGTGCTTGCCGGAGTCAGCGATTTATTCTTAATGATTCCTAATAGTAAGTACCACGGAATGTTTATTGAGATGAAGGCAAAGTCTGGCAAAGTGTCAGATAGCCAGAAAGAGTTTATGGCAGCAGCTAGTTCAATGAACTACTTGCCGGTTGTCTGCTATGGTTTTGATGAAGCTAAGATCGCAATTACAAATTACTTGCAAGAAAAGAAAGATTAGTTTAGAGTGTTGTTAGTGGTATCAATAATGGCTTGGTCAAGAAGTCGTTATTATTGATGCCTCTGGTATCAGGGTTGTTATTTAGGTGCTTGACCCACCTAGGTAGCAGCCCTTTTTTTTGGAGCAAAATTATGGAATGGTTTAGACACGACAGTAATGCAAACCTTGATGAAAAGCTACAAGAGGTATTGCTTGATTACGGATTAGAAGGTTACGGATTGTATTGGTATTGCATTGAGCTGATCGTAGGTAAGACATCGGCTGACAACATTACATTTGAATTAAAGCACGATGCTAGGGTAATTGCTCGTAATACAGGATCAAGCCCACAAAAAGTAGAAGAGATGATGAAGCGTTTTATCTCTGTTGGCTTATTTGAGAACAATGATGGCAAGATTACTTGCATGAAAGTAGCCAAGCGTTTAATGAGTTCAGCTACCAGCAATCCCAAGATGCGCCACATGATACAAGACATTAAGCTACAGTATGATACGGTAATAGACAGCATGAGTCATGACGGCATCATGACGGCATCAGATTTCATCACGGCAGAAGAGAATAGAATAGAAGAGATTAGATTAGAAAAGAAAGAAAAGACTATTAACACAGAAGTACTTGAGGATTATTTTGAAGACTTTTGGTACAAGTACCCAAAGAAAGTAGGTAAAGAAGCTGCACGTAAGGCATGGAATAAAGCAAACCCTGACATTATTAAAGTTATTGATGCTATTAATTGGCAGCGAGAAACAAGACAATGGCAAGCAGAGGATGGTAAATACATTCCTAATCCTGCTACTTACTTAAACCAAGGTCGCTGGATGGATGAAGCACCAGAACAAGTTGCACCATTCTAGGAGTTATCATGATTGAAACTGACAAAAAAGCATTTAAAGATATGGTTAATGCCGTGTTTACTATTTACGGTAAGCCTTTACCTGAGAAAGAGATGCTGCGGATCTGGTGGCATAAGCTAGAACGATTTGACTTTAATGTAGTTGGTCGTGCATTTGATAAATGGACTGATACACCAAACAAGCTACCTCAACCAGCAGATATAGTGCAAATATGTAAGCCAAGAGAAGCCGAGTACCATGCATTACCATCACCAGCTAGTTATGCTGAGAATAAAGAGAACGTAGATAAGCTGAATAAGTTTATTGCAGAAAAGCTAAAGCCTAAGACTGATTACCATGCTTGGGCTAAACGAATCTTACGCAATCCTAAGAACTTTCCGGAAACTTCTGTAGAGGCAGCACATAAATTGCTAGGAGAAAATTATGCGGTGGGTTGAACAAGACAAGTATCACATTAGCTCTGGCTCATGGACTATAGCCAAATACTACTCAGCTACAGGAGTAAAGTACGGTCTTAGTCAGCGCAATAAAAACTTAGGTTATTACGATACGTTAGAAGAAGCCAAAAGAAACGCTAAAGATTAGTTGCATATTTTATACAACGTGATATATAATAATTCTATCAACGACAGAAAGGGTTATTAATGACGCACACAGAGTTAAAAGCACTACGCACTAAAACAGGTTTATCACAAAAAGAGTTTGGCATGAAATTGTTTAAGACTAGGGATAGCATTGCCAAGTACGAGTCCGGCAAGTTTACGATTCCTGCTTACATTGACGTTTTATTGAAGGCTACGTTTAATGACTAAAAAGTTTTTTGAACGTGGTAAGCAAATAGCTAAATGGGCAGACAATAATATGGCTAAAGATAATGGCTACTGGTGCGTAATATGCCAACGCTTTATTGAGGCAAATAAGGATGGATTGATTGTGCATGATGACATTACACATCCAAATAATATGACATTTGATGATGAGGAAAGACCACAATGACTAAAGACGAAGCATTAAAGATGGCAGTTGAGCAATTATGGTCATGTTCAATGTTAATGAATTTAGACCACAGCGATTATTTATATGAAGATGTAATAAAAGCACATGATGCGTGTAAAGAAGCATTAGAACAACCATCATGGCAAGGATTATCTAACGATATGGTTCGGGCTATAGGTGAAAAATGCGAAGAAAAAAATAGAGGGATACTTAATTGGATTGATTTTTATAATGGCATTGAAAATATGCTAAAGGATAAAAATTCTTGACTGAAGTTTCATGTAACGAATGGATTAAGCGCATGAAGGCTGCTGGGTTCACAGGTAAGTTTAGGGCAACAGATGGTGTAAGAGTATTTACTGGTGAAATAAAGCAAGAAAAAATAGAAACGGTGAAAGTCAAGACTTCTACAGAGTCAAGACAAAAAATAAAGGATATGTTTAAAAATAATGTATAATTACTTGTCGGTTGCTGGAGAGCAGGTAAGAATCTTTTGCTTGTACCATTAGATTGCCGACACACTCACTCAATATCGTACAAGGATGCTCAAATGATTACACAAACAGAATTAAAAGAAATTTTAAATTACGACCCAGATACAGGTATTTTTACTTGGATTAATCCAGTTAAAAAAACAATGATTAATTGTGTTGCTGGCAGTTTAACTGTACAGGGATATAAAGTAATAACAATCAAAAGAAAAAATTATGCAGCACATCGCCTTGCATGGCTTTACATGAATGGAAAGTTTCCAAATAAATTTATTGACCACATTAATACAATTAAATCTGATAATAAGTTATCAAATTTAAGAGATGTATCAAGAATTGAAAATGGACAAAATCAAATAAAAGCACATAAAAATAATAAATCAGGATTATTAGGTGTTACTTGGTATGCCAATACAAGTTCATGGGTTGCTAAAATAAAAAATAATAATAAGTTAATTCATCTTGGATATTTTAAAAATCCTGAATTAGCGCATCAAGTATATTTAAAAGCAAAACGTGAAATACATTTAGGATGCACAATATGACTGAAATAAAATCATTTAACATTAGCACAAGCAATTTGCCTTACTTGTTTGAAAAGATTAAGGCATTAGATTTATCACAGGGTTATATCGCTAACGTAACGATCAAGTCACACACACGTAACTTAGATCAAAATGCTAGGCTATGGAAACTATATGGTGCGCTTGGCGAATATATTGGCGAGTCACCAGACAAAGTGCATGAACTAATGGGCTGGAAGTTTTTACGCAGCCAAAGTGTAGTAAATGGAGAAACAATTGAAGCTATAAAGAGTACAACTAAACTCTCTACGGCAGAGATGGCTGACTACCAACGGCATATAGAGCTTTGGTCTGGCAGCATAGGGTTTGTGTTTAATGAAAATATTTAACTGGTTGGCTTATTGGGAACGAACCATCCCACCACCTGTATGGGTTGAAAGACTTGATAATTTTATTGGAGAGAATCAAGACTTAGATTATTTTTCATTAATTGCTGAAGGTATAGAACGTAGTTGCCCATTAGATGCAAGTTACGCAAAATTTACTACAGAACAATTTAAGTTTGACGATGAATTTAACGAATATTATGGCGAGTAAAAAAGATGAAAAAAAATATCTTAGTAGGGTTGCTGCTCTTGGCTGTATTATCTGTGGTGCGGAAGCGGAAATTCACCATCTCAGAACTGGTATGGGACTTGGTATGCGTAATGACTACAAGAACGCTATACCACTATGTCCACCGCATCATAGGACGGGTGGGTATAAGGTAGCATATCATGCAGGTAGATTAGCATTTGAGTCCCAATTTGGGACAGAAATAGAATTATTAGAGAAAGTGAGAAATTTATTATGATAGTTTTTCGTAAAAAAGTAGATGCATGGGTAGTAACAGCTAGGGATTCAGAATGTCAGATTATCCACATAGGTAATTACCAGACCCAAGAAGAAGCCAAGGCAGCAGAGCAAGCATATAGAGATAAAAGAATAGCAGAGGCATACGCACAACAAGAAGCAAAGCTAGACAGGTTGGCAAAAGAGATGGTTGCTAGATATAACGTCTACCTAGAGTTTTGCGTACTGCCTAAAACTTTAACAGACATGAAGCAGCAATTAGATGCTGATAAGAATACTGCGTCTAACACAATTAAGAGCTTAATGGCTAGAGGCTTTATGAAAAGCATTGTTGTTACCGACACCGGAACACGTAAGTATTACAGCTT